CCTGCCTTGTTAGATATCGTTTCATATCTCATCGGAAAGAGTAAAGGAGCGTCAAACGTAACCATCGATGGAGAGGGCGTCACGTATACCGATGCTCAGAGTGATGGGAACATCGTGATAACGGAGGTGAGTGAATAATGGCAACAAAACCATTACAGACGATCAAGTTCCCTGGGCTTGATGACACATACACTGTTCCGCAGGTTGACAGTACGCTTCAGGTCACTGGTGCTGCTGCGGATGCGAAGAAAACTGGTGACGAAATTGGGGAACTAAATGAGCGTTTAGGACATGTACAAGAAAGCATTTACAACTTCCTCACTTCAGATAAAGCACCTGCTGACAGAACAAATTGGGTAAACAAACGTGTTACTACCGATGGACTTGTAAATTCACCTTCTCAGTTGACAAGTGAAGACATTCTGTATATTGGAAAAAATAACATTATAAGAGTAGAAGCAAATTCTTATACAAGACAAATATCTGTTTCTTATTACACAGAAGCTAATGGTGAGTTAGTATATGTACAGAGTGATGCATTTAGAATAAACTATTTGAAGTTTATTTCTTCCAAATATGACTTTATTCGTATATCGTATATTGGCTCAGCGCAAGACCCGCCACAGTTAGAAGAATTTACACTTTCATTTATAAAAGTTCTTCACAATGAGTATCTTGGAAAAAATATTGCGTTCCTTGGAGATTCTATTACTACTTATAGAAATATCTCAGAAACTAATGATAACTATAATGCTCCATATTATCCGACTGGTGACATTCGTTACCCAGAACAATGTTATTGGAAAATGTTTTTTGATGCCGTAAGTGGTGCTAATATATCTATATCTGCCATAAGCAATTCTTCATATAGAAACCAAGGTAATGCACAAGCACCAGGTGCATATGAAACAGCAAGAATAGAGAGACTTGCTGTCAATGGGACACCCGACTTTATTTTCATAAACATGGGTACAAATGACCCTTATTCATCTAACATTGGTGATTCCATTGGTTTCACATATGATACGACAGAACTTGAAACAAATGTTGTATATACAAGTTATGCTATTCAGACAACTATCAGAAAGATACAAGAAACATATCCTAATGCAAAAATCATTCTGCTGATTCCTAAATTTGCAAGCGCTATAAATAGTGGCGCTTATACATTCGAAAAATGGAAAAAGGTATGTGATTACATAGCAAGTATAGGCAATATGTACGGAGTATATAAAATCGTAGATATGCGAAAATGTGGTATTACAACTGATACCATGGCTACTGATTGCATAGCAGGCGGTATGCACCCCAATTATAATGGTATGAAAAAAATGGGAACCTATTTGATTGACGTGTTACTTCGTTAACTAAATACTTTGTTTAGTAGACAGAAAACTTATTAACCAGGGCGCTCTCCGGAGCGTCCTTTTCTAATGCCAAGGAGGACGCCATGGAGGAAATACTCGCTTACATCTCAGCGCACTGGCTGGAGTGGCTTTTTGCTATCTGCCTGGCCGCGCTGACCTTTGCATGGAAGACGGTCTCAGCCCGGCTCAAGGTCGAGCATGAGAAGAACGAGGCGATCGCGGAGGGCGTCAAGTCGCTGCTCCGTGAGAGTATCGTCAGCAATTACAACGCGTACACAGAAAAAGGTTACTGCCCGATATACGCAAAGGAGAGCCTGAAGAATGTGTATAAGGCTTATCACGATTTGGGCGGGAATGATGTGGCGACAGGACTCTATCAGCAGCTCCTGGCCATGGCAACGGAGAAGGAGGACAAACATGAGCAATAAGGTCTATGACAATCTCAAAGTAATCGCCCTCATCCTGGCGCCTGTGCTGGCCTTCCTGGCGTCCCTGGTCAACATCTGGGGATTGCCTTACGGTGAACAGATCGTGGCCACGCTGACGGCCCTGGACACGCTGATCGGGGCGGTCGTAGTCGCGGCCAGTAAGGCATACCACAAAGCAGACGGGGAAGGTTGACGCCTTCCTCTTTTTTTTGATTGGGGGAAATTATGGCTTACAAGATTATCGACAAGCGCAGCCGGAAGAGCGTGCCGGCATGGGGCAACGCGAAGAAGTATATTGCCATCCACTACCTCGGAGTCGATGGGCAAAACTATGAACTGGCTTCCGATGGCACTGGCGCTCACTATACCATTTATTGGGATGGGACCATCTATCAGAGATGCAGCCATGACGCTATCGTTTGGGCTGTAGGCACTGGAGGTGTTTATGAGCAGAAACATCCGTATGCCCGGAATGCAAATACCATTAGCATTGAGATGTGCTGTCACTGTGATGGCAACAAACAATCTGCCGAGGATCCGTATTGGTATTTCACACAGGAAACACAGGAAGCATGCGTATGGCTAGTCCGTAAGCTAATGGCGGAATTAAACATACCAGCAAGAAACGTCCTGAGGCATTTCGATATCGTCAACAAAACCTGTCCGGCTCCTTACGTCCATAACAACTGCTATAAAGGTTCCTGGACGTGGAGTCAATTCCTCGGACGCATCGGTGGAACCATCTACGATAATCTTTATCGGGTGAGGGCATCCTGGGACGATGCTAAATCTCAGACCGGAGCCTACGAAGTCCTTGACCGTGCTATAGCAGACGCTAATGCGCATCCAGGTTATTCTGTATACGATGCTACCGGAAAAGCTGTTTACACATCCCCTGATGCTGTTTCTTGTGCTGCCGGCATCGCAGATGCTAGTGGCGTGCCGAATAGCAAAGAGCAGTTCATCGCAGAAGTAGCCAATATTGCTGTGGAGCTTTATCCGCAGAACCGGATACTTCCTTCTGTCGTTGTGGCACAATGCTGCATTGAAACAGGATATGGGATGGGGGCCGACTCTATTGAGCTTGTAAAGAGAAATAATTTACTCGGTATGAAGGTTGACCTTATCAATAACACCTGGAAGTCCGTTTGGGATGGAAAAGAGTTTACAAAGGTTACTCCTGAATACTACAACGGACAGCTAACGTACATCACGGATCATTTCAGAGTATACAAAGACTACCGGAACTGCATCGAAGACTATGAAGCATTCCTGCTTGGTGTAAGAAATGCAAAGGGCTATAAGTATAGTCGCATCAGAGGAATAACAGATCCGGCAACAGTCATTCATACCATCAGAATAGGCACTGGCACATCCGAGCATCCTGAGGGATATTGCACGGACCCGAATTATGAGACAAAGGTCCTCAATATCATCAAGGCCAACGGCTTAACCAAGTACGACAAGATCGCAGAAGAACATAAGGAGGACCCTGTCGAGATGAAGTGGTATCGTGCTGCCAAAGATTATAAGGACGGTCAGTACATCGAGCAGGTCGGTGCATACGCTATTGCAGAGAATGCCATCATCGCAGCAAAGGCAGCCAAGGTAAAAGCATTCGACCCGGACGGCAAACAGATATATCCTGATGTGCCACAGTCTGTCCTTGACCGGTATGTCGTTAGACGGAGATGGTCCGAGGAAAAATATCAGATCGGAGCATTTCATGAACTGAAGAATGCAAAGAAACTGGCAAAGGCCACATGGGGATACAGGGTCTATGATCTCGAAAATCCCGGCAAGGCCATCTACACTCCGAGACTGACAAGGGCGCAGAAGTTGTGCGCTGCATTTGTCAGACTGAACCAGTGGCTTGTCGATGACATCGCAGATGGGGTTGACTGGAGATACTACAATTCCAAGTACATTTCCGAATCGACCTTCTGGAAGACCCGTAAAGCCCACAAATATTATACCAACTGCATGGGTGGCGTAGCATTTGCGATGAAGGAATCCGGCCTGCCTGCATCTGCCTGCTCATGGTACGGTCAGAAGGGTGGTGGCATCCGCTTCCTCAACGACCATGCTATGGCCGACCTTCTTAAATATGCGGATCTGATTAAGATAGGAAACAAGACTCCTGCTCAGTTGGAAGCAGCCGGCATGTTATGCCCTGGAGATATCCTTACCTTCGTAGCACTGAACCATACCTGTGGCTACCTTGGCAATGGATTGTCCTATGACTCCGGTCACGCTTACTGCATTGAGAAGGGTGAGGGCGCTCATTTCGTCAAATGGATTGGTCCGCTGTCCTGGGCGAACTACAAGGTCGGTTATATCATCCGTCTGAGAGACTGACCGCATGTCATGTCGTGTCATGTTTGTGTCATGTAGGCCATCATAAAGTCTTGTTTTAGGCCATAAAATGTTAAAGTGGAAAATAACATGTTGTAGAAAAAACGCCGTAAAATAGGCACTTTCTCGGAAATGGCCTAAAATTCAATATTGCCAAAATTGCTTTAAAACAGTTTCAAGTCCTGTTACCCGCACGCTAAAGGGGCCTAATTTATAGGCCCCTTATTATTTCGTGTCATGTTTCGTGTCATGCTTTGAATCGTGCAGGTTTTTGAAGTGTTCATTCACCTTGTTATTCATCTCTTTACTCTTATCTTCCAATGCATGTCTATAGACCTGTTTTAGCACCCCATCATTCTGCCATCCACCTCTTTGCATGATATAGGCGTCAGGCACTCCGAGTGCATGCTGGATCGATGCTGAGTAATGCCGGAGGTCATGGAAGCGAAAGTGTGGTAGTCCTGCCTTCGTGAGTAGGTCAGCAAAATGATCCGAAATCTGCGAAGGTTTCATGCCGACCACCTGCCCTGTCCGATTCTTCCATCGTTCTGCGACAAAGTCAGGATATTCGATGTACCTATCACCTGCGTAGGACTTGGGCTTCTTTATCACCCATTCGTTGTCTTTGTTCAGAACCATATTCTCGCACACATGAACTATGTTGCCGGAGATGTTCTCATCACGAAGCGCACAGATCTCTCCCCGCCTCATAGGACCAAAAGCAGCCAGCAAGATCGGAAGTTCCATCGCCGTCCCTTCAACATATACCATCAGACGCTTTATTTCGCCTTCTGTTGGGATGTAGAGATTTGGTGGATACTTCCTTGGCAGGACAGTGTGCAAAGCGAAATTGGGACGAAATAGGCCAATCACGGTGGTGATAAAGCCATGAACGTTTCTGATAGTTTTAGGAGACAGTCCATCGGATGCCAGTTCGTTTACCAGGTTCTGTATCTCTTCCTGGGTAATTCTCGATATCTTTGTGTCGGATATGTCTTCAAGATACCTGTTCTTATACCCACTATACTCTCTGACAGTGCTGGCAGACAGGACAGGCGTTCTCTGACTGATGAACTTATCGATGCATTCGCCGAATGTCAAGTCATCAATACCAATGTTATCGGACCGATCATATTTCTTCGCAGCCTTCTCGGCTTCTCTTTGTGTGCGACCAGTGAAGGATTTGTAGTGTTGCTTACCTTTAGAGTCTGTATAGTCGTACACTCTCACTCGCCAACTTCCAGATGGCAGTTGTTTGGCAGTTGCCACAACATCACCCCGCTTTCACGACCACATAGTAATTCGCATCCCGTCTATGCGCTTCTGCTTCGATCTCATCGGCGGTCGCATCCTTATCGAAGTCACCTTCCACTATATGCCCTATCGCATGCAGAAA